TATGAAAGATTTAATCGATGTAACAGAACAGGTCGTTTATGAACTTGACCTTGCGCAAACCGTTATGGGCTATATTCTGGATGCTTTTGAAGGCACCGACGAGGTAGTGAGAGAGAACCTCAAGAACAACGCTAGTAGAGTTTTTAATATGCTGATAATTTCCAACAACTATCTTTATGAAAACAAAAACAGGCTTGAAGAAGCCGCAAACGCCTATTACCAGCAGCAGAAAGCAGGCAAATCAAATGAGTAGGCTCATCGATCTCACCGGCCAGCGCTTTGGGCGGCTCACAGTCATTGAGAGAGCAGAAGATCATATACAACCAACCGGGAAACACGAAACTAAGTGGCGGTGTGTATGCGATTGTGGGAACATTACTGTGGCTTATGGAGGAAGTTTGCGCAATGGCGGAACAAAAAGCTGTGGATGTTTGCAGCGTGAGATAGTAAGCCAGCGGCACAAGCGGCACAAGCGGCACGGTGATAGTAAAACACGGCTATACAATACATGGAATCATATGTTATATCGCTGCTATAATCCAAAGCACAAAAATTACCATCGATATGGCGGACGCGGTATAACGGTATGTGAAGAATGGAAGAAATATGAAAATTTCCGGGATTGGGCTATGGCAAATGGCTATCAAGAAGATTTAAGTATCGATAGAGTGGACGTGAATGGTTCATATTGTCCGGAAAATTGCCGGTGGGTAACGCAAAAAGAACAAACTAGAAACAGGTCGAGTAACTGCATCATAACTTTGAACGGAGAAAGCAAAATACTGATAGAATGGTGTGAGCTATATGGAATGAATTACGGCACTGTTAGCTCAAGACTAAGCCGCGGCTGGACACCGGAGGAAGCCCTGGAGCTAGTTTCAAGTCAAAAGAAATAGTAAGAGCGCAGCACCCTGATTTTCAGGGTGCTGTATTTATATAGCGGAGGTTAAGAAATGCAACACAGTAACATGCTAAAAAATGCGACCGGATACGCCGGTGCTTTTGAAGCTGCAGACATAACAACACCCAGGATGAGGGCTGCCATAGCAACTTGGTTTGATCTTTATTACAGCGATGAGAAGACGAAAGATGTGGATACAAGCCAACGCATTCCGTACACCATAGTCAGGAAACTGACGAAAACGGTATTCTCCGAGTACAAAGCCACCAGCGATGATGAATTTGTAAAGAATATCCTGCAGGAGATCTCTGAGGTGAGTACACAGGCAATGCAGATGGCTCTGATTGGCGGTGAAGCATTGCTGAAGCCCATCCCTACAGCGGATAAAAAAGGTTTTATATTTGCAGTGGTACCCAGAAACAATGTGCTGGTATTCGCCAGAGACGCCAGAGGAGAGCTGACGGACATTGGAACGCTGGAAGTGACAGTATCCGGCAATAAATATTATACCCTGTTGGAACGGCGCACAGTCGATGGTAACGGATATCTCACTATCCGATATAAGCTTTTCGCAGCTTACTCTAAGGACACCCTGGGACAGCAGGTGCCCCTGAGCACACTTCCCCAATATGAGCAGCTGCAGCCGGAATTTACTTTTACAAAACCGGTAGGCTCCATTGGTATGGTGTGCATGAAGACATTTTATACGAATTGCGTGGACGGAAGTGCGGATGGCGTCAGTGTATATGCAGCGGCGGTTGGACTGATCCGCAACATCAACAGAAATGAAGCCCAGCTTAATGGAGAATTTGACCGCGGTGAGAGCCGTGTGATCGTCAGTGCGGATATGCTGTCAAGAGACGCCGATGGAAATAAGCGCCTGAAGGACAATATCTTCGTAGGTCTCGACGAAGACCCTGAGACTGCAGGGGTGACGATCTTTAGTCCGACATTACGGGAGGCTTCCTACCTCGCCCGGAAGCAGGAGTATTTGAGGGCAGTAGAAAGTGTCATCGGACTAAAAAGAGGTCTACTCTCCGAGGTGGAGGCGGCAGAACGCACAGCAACGGAAATTACCTCCAGTGCCGGCGAATACAACTTAACCATACTTGACCTACAGGGTATATACGAGAAGGCGGTGTTGGATACAGTGCAGCTTTGCGGTGTGCTGGGACAGATGTACCAGATTGCCGGCGCCCACGATGTGGCGGAGGATGCAGTTGTGATCGATTTTGGCAACGGCGTGCTCTACGACGAAGCAAAGACCTATGCAGAGCTAAAGGAGCAGGTATCTATGGGCTTGCTGCAGCCGGAACGTTTGGTAGGCTGGTACCACAATCTCCCGTGCGATACGCCTCAAGAAAGAGCTAAAATCCGAATGGATTATATGCCGAATGATCTGGAGGAAGGGGCTGATTAAGGGTGTTAACAGCCGCGCAAGTGGAGGCATTGAGGGATGCTGCCGGACAGCTGCTGGATCCAGTTACGGATTTTCTGATTGAGGATATTGCAAAAAGAGTAGCAGAGGCTGGACAGCTGACCGGTACGGCGGCATATCAAACTTGGCAAATTCAAAAACTCGGTGTTTCTCAAAAACAGCTGAAGAAAGAATTGCAGAAGAAGCTGAAGGTGTCCGAAAAGGAATTGGAGAAACTGCTGAAACAGGCAGCTAAAACAGGCTATAATTTCGATCTTTCCCGGCTCCCGACTACCAGGGGCATTCCCTTTGCGGCTAACTCCAGCCTCCAGCAGATTATAAATCTGGCAGTCCAGCAGGCGAATAAGGATCTCACAAATATCACAAGGACAATGGGCTTTATAGGCTCTGACGGCAAAGCTAGGACACTGACCAAAGCCTATAAAAAGGCTTGTGATGATGCGTTTATGCGCACGGTTACTGGTGGACAGGATTACAATTCCGCAATTCGGGATGCCTTAAAAGGACTTTACGATAAGGGTATTGTCAGTATCGATTATGGTTTTAAAAAGCACTTTACAGTAGAGGCTGCTGTCCGGCAGAATATTATGGGCGGGTTGGGACTGATGCAGGAGAAGATCTCCCAGCAGAACCACGATGATCTTGGTTGCGATGGCTGGGAAATTTCTGCACATAGTGCTTGTGCAGAAGATCATGCCCCGTTTCAAGGCCGTCAATATACAGACAAGGAATATAAGGCACTGAATAACAGCCTGGTGAGAAGAATAAGTCAACTCAACTGTGCGCATAGTGCCTTCCCGATTATTCTCGGTATCAGCGAGCCGCAATATACGCCGGAAGAGCTGGAGCAAATGCGAAAAGACAATGAAACCGGAGTTACATACGAAGGCAAGCATTATACTTTATACGAGGCTACCCAGAGGCAACGCCAACTGGAGCGTGCCATTCGCAGTCAAAAGCGGAAGATCCTTATCGACAAAACCGTAGGCGACGATGAACGGTTGCAGAATGACCAAATTAAGCTGGTGCGCCTCCGGGATGAATATGCCAGGTTCTCCAAGGCAGCAGGACTTCCAACCCAACATGCCCGGGCAGAAGCTGCCGGCTTTACCTGGAAAGAGGGCAAAGAGGCGGAAACGGCTTATAAACAAGCATCTGCAGTTAATGAAAATTTTGATAGATCATTCTATTTAGATGCACCGGTTGAGCTAAGTGAACTATCAAATTACATTGATGAGAAACTATACAACTACTCACAAAAGGAAAGTAAATGGAGTAAGGTTACTCACGTTGTAGCAGTTGAGCAGTTGCCTGGAACAAGCGGAAGAAAGGAATGGTCCTGTGATATAACTCTGCGACAAGATGCGGGAATAAAGACAGTTATTCATGAGCACCTTCACGCAAGATCTGTAAGCTACTATGATAGGGATACTTTTATAAGGCACAGAGGACTCGAAGAAGGCCCGGTTGAATTATTTGCACAGGAAATATGCAAGGTAAATCAAATTTCTTACCAGGTATCATATAAAGAGTATACACAAAGCTTAAAAATTATAAATTCCATTACCAAGTACGGAGAAGATTTTAAGTTTGCAAAAGATTTATTTGACATACCTTTGCCTGATAGGTATAATTGGCTTAGGATGCAAGTGGAATATGCCATCCAAAATAGGAGAATATCTGATAAAACTAAAGAAGCTCTATGGGCTGCATTAGGAAGACTTAAAGGAGGTGTGTAACCGGTGGAAAATCAATGTACATCACTAATTCACGATATACTCTATGGCAGTTTTTCGAAGGAAGAATGGTTGGGCATAAAAAAGCGTTTTGATGCTTTTATGGAAGCGGCGACAGACGAGGAAATCAGAGAGATAGAAGAAAGTGGCGCCGGCGACACAATCCAAATGATATGTGCTGGACTAATATGATAATCAATAGACCACCAACCGATTTCGGCTGGTGGTTTTTCTATGCAAAAATATTTTGAAATTTCCTCTTGACTTTTTGCGTTCCAATAAATATATTAGAATTAACGGAACTCAAAAAGTGAGGTGATGAGATGTCTCCGAGAACCGGACGACCTAAAGCAGAGAATCCGTTAAATGTGGATGTGAAAGTGCGACTTGACAGTGCTACCAATAAGAAATTGGAAGATTATTGCCGAAAGCATAATATCACACGCACAGATGCCATTAGACAAGGAATACATCTGCTGTTAGTGCAAGAAAAATAACCGCAACCTGCCGCCGTAGGAAGTGAACAGGTTACGGTTATCTCACCACACCCGAAGGAGTAGTAAATCTATTCTACCATTCCTCCGGGTGAAAATCAAGGAGGAAATATTTATGCAAGATTTGATTGATGTAATCGATATAAATGAACAAGTAGTTTATGAGCTCGACCTAACGATGACTGTTATGGGTGAGGTTATAGATTATTTTGAAGAAGGCGGCAGATGTTCAAGGGAAGATCTGAAATATCACGCTAACAAAATTTTTCATATGCTGCTAATTTCAAACAAATATATTTATGAGAACAAGGACAGGCTTGAAGAAGCTGTAAAGGCACTTTATCAGCTGAAGGGTGAAAAAAATGGGTAGGCTCATCGATCTCACCGGGCAGCGCTTTGGGCGACTCACAGTGATTCAAAGATCGAAAAATGATGCTAGTAATAAACCCCAATGGCATTGTTTATGTGATTGTGGAAAAACTGCTATAGTTCGTGGAGCTGATTTGAAAATGGGAAAAGTGTATAGTTGCGGGTGTTACCGCAATAATCGGTTAGCAACTCGTAATTATATTCACGGGAAAGCTGATTCACAACTTCATATAGTGTGGAAAGGTATGAAACAAAGATGTACCAATCCAAAACATAACGGTTTTACTCGGTACGGAGGTCGTGGAATAAAAGTTTGTGATGAGTGGCTGCATAACTTCCAAGCATTCTATGATTGGGCTACAGCTAACGGATACCGTGATGGTCTCAGCATAGATAGAATTGATAACAATAAGGGTTACAGTCCGGATAATTGCAGGTGGGTTACACGCGAAGAACAAAACAACAACACCAGTTCAAATCACCTAATTACACTTAACGGGCAAACCAAAACATTGGCACAATGGGGAAGGCAACTTGGAATTAAGCCAAGCACATATGGCAGTCGTATGCGGCGTGGCTGGCCCCCAGAAGAAGCCCTGGGCTTAGTACCTAGAAAGAAAAGTTAATATCGATAAACGGAACGCATCTTAGGATGCGTTCTTTTTATATAATTTTGACCGGGCCGAAGTCGCAAAACTACGGTACCACAGGTGAGGCGACCACCGATAACAAAGCGAAGTGGAGAAAGGAAACCCTATGAAACGCGAATTTCTTGCAAACCTAAAGGTAAATGGGGAGGCACTCCCAAAGGAGATCATTGATACGATTCTCGATGAAAACAGTCGGGATATTGGTGCGGTAAAGGCACAGTTTTCTGACTATGACACCCTCAAACAGCAGCTTGATGATGCGCAGAAAACCATTCAAGGTTTCAAGGATCAGGGAACGGATCTGGAAACCGTGCGCAAGACAGCGCAGGACTGGGAGGAAAAGTACAACAAAGCTGTGGCGGATCATAAGGCCGAAATGGCCGAGCGAGATTTCCAGCAAAAAGTGAATACAGCAATCACCGGAGCAAAGGGAAAGAATGCTAAGGCGATTTCTGCTCTGTTGGATATCCCGGCCTTAAGGGAGAGCAAGAATCAGGATCAAGATATTGCTGCTGCTCTTGAAGAGCTTAAAAAGGAGAGTGGCTATATGTTTGATACTGAAACCCCACCCCCTTACGCCCGGGGAACGGGCACAGGTAATCCTGCCCCTGCAGCTACCGACACACTTGCCGGTGCGCTCCGGGAGCGATACAACAAGTAAAAACGAAAGGAAGAATTAAACTATGGCAATTACTTTAGCAGAAGCAAAAGTCGGTATGGCCGACAAGGTAGATCAGCAGATCGTGGATATGTTCCGTCGCAGCTCCTTGCTGCTGGACAATCTGACCTTCGACAACACAATCAGCCCCGGCACCGGTGGCTCCACACTGGTATATGGCTATGTGCAGCTGAAAACCCCTTCCACCGCTGCAGTGCGCACCATCAACAGCGAGTACGTCCCCGGTGAGGCAAAGAGAGAAAAGAAAACCACCAACGCGATCATTATGGGCGGTTCCTTCCAGGTGGACCGCGTCCTGCAGAACACCTCCGGAGCAGTGGACGAGCTGGCATTCCAGGCAGAGCAGAAGATCAAGGCCACCGCAAATCACTTCCACAATATGGTTATCAACGGCGATACCGCAAAGGGCGGCTTCGATGGATTGAAGAAGTTGTTGACCAAGACAGAGAATGAGCTGACCAGCCAGGTAAGCTTGACCACCTCTGCGGAGCTGGATGAGAATTACAACGCATTCCTGGACGAGATGGATGCTCTGGTCAGCGCACTGGATGGCAACGCTACTATGCTGCTGATGAACAACGCAATGCTTATCAAGCTGCGTTCCATCGCCCGTCGCGCCGGTTATTACGAGCGCACCAAGGACGATTTTGGCCGCACTGTGGAGACTTATGCTGGCGTACCTATGGTGGATCTGGGTAAGTACTACGACGGTGAAAGTTCCAAGGATGTTGTGGATATCACCGAGGGTAAGACTGCGATCTACGCAGTATCCCTGGGCCTGGACGGCTTCCACGGCATCAGCCCTCAGGGCAACGGTGTTATTACGTCCTATATGCCTGATCTGAATGCTCCCGGCGCCGTTAAGACCGGTGAGGTCGAGCTAGTGGCGGGCGTTGCGCTGAAGAACACCCTGAAGGCGGCTGTTCTGAAGGACATCGCCATCGGCGCCTGATATGCTGAGAAAGGAGCTTCCAAATGGTAAAATATGCGTTTTATAAAGAAACCTACCTCGGCAGCTCCATTTCCGAGGCTGACTGGCCTGTGTACTGCCTCCGGGCGCACGATCAGCTCAACCGGTATAAACAGATCTACCGGATAAACCCCAAAGCAGACGTGCTCTCCTGCTACCTGAATGGGGATGTCTCTATTGACGCCGCATCGATCACTGCCGTAGATGACGGCCAAGGAAATGCTACGATCGTGCAGCCCCTGGTGGTCTGTGAGGCTATGGCAGTCTGTGCT